AGCCAAACACCAAAAATTATACTTATTAATAAATGTTTAGAAAGCATAGTAAGTGAAAGATATTTACATTCTTTATTTTCTAATAAAAATGTTAGAGGAGAATGGTTTAATCTTGAAATGGATGAAATTGAACATATTTTTAATTTAATGGATAATAAAATAACAGTTTAATAATGAAATACACAATATCCATAGACCAGACACATAGCATAGCATGGGGATTAAGTTTAAGCGAAGCTGCAATGTTTAGCTTTTTATACTCTGTGCCATCCTGGGCAGAACAAATATTTGTAGATAATCAAGTATGGTTTTTTGCAAGTAGAAATAAAGCCATAGATGAAATGCCTATTATTTCAGATAAATCAGATACAGTATATCGTTTATACAAATCATTACAAACTAAAGGAGTAATTGATTGGAAGAAATTTGGCGAAAAAGATTGTATAAGAATTACGGAAAAAGGTAAGCAATGGAATAGTCTAAACACAACAGTCGGAAATAAATCCGAGGATGCTCGGAAAAATATCCGAAAAAAGACGGAAAATAATCCGACATATAATAGTACTAAAGATAATAGTACTATAAATAATAATAAAGGTTGTGAATTTGAAAATCCACTCCCCAAAACAAAAATTAAAAATCCTTTCTCTCGCCAGGCTTACCATGATTCCTTGACCCATGACTCTGACCCAAAAGAAAATTTTGCGAAAAAAGAAAAGGTAAAGGAGCGCGAGCCTTCGGAAACCTACCTCTGCTTTACAGCCTTCGCCTCCACCTATGAACGGCTTGCCGGTGTAACATATCCTTCCGACAAGAATAATTATATCATGACAGCTAAAGATGGTTCAAACTGCAAAAAGTTAGTAACATGGCTAAAGAAGGTATCTGCGAATGAGCAGGCACCAGACGAAATGGTGACAATGTTTACCACGGCTGCATGGCAAATAAGCGATAAATGGCTTAAAGCTAACTTTACTATTAGCAATATCTACTCACAGGCAAATAACATTTATACTAAATTTATGTATTCCAACCCAGCCGCACAGGAGAAGCGGAGGCAGGAGGAGATTGAAAGGCTCGTAAATGAATTTGAAGGATAATTTTAAAACAAAAAAAAATGATATACATAATTAAAAGAGCAAGTGATCACTTATTTAAAAAAGAATCACCGTGCGAAGAAGCCGTTTTAAGACCTTTTGAAAATTGGCAAGAACGTTGTTGTACTGAGGAATATTTTGACGAACATTATAGTCAAAGGTTAGGTTTATGGCGTTCAAAAGGAATAAATCACACTACAACTTTAGATGGCAATATAATAAGGCAAATAGAAGATAAATTGTTATACATTATTGATATAAATACCTTAGAAGATTTGCATAAACTAATAGATAAATATGGAACTCTAATTATTGATAATGGAGATTCTATAAATAAAACACCAACAATTACTATATATGATGATTATATGGGATAATTATTATATTAAAAACTTAAAATTTATGAAACAAACACCCAAAGAAAAAGCTGAAGAATTAGTACTTAATTATATGCCTTATGTAGATTGGAATGGATTTGATGATAAAAGAGCATTAATAAACGCTAAACAATGTGTTTTTATTGCAGTCAATGAAATTTTAAATTCAAGCCCACTAAACCCAAACTTTGCTGATTGGGATGATTGTGGCGGAGAACATCGATATTGGTACGATGCTCAAAAAACGCAAGCACTTCATTTTTGGCAAAAAGTAAAAGAAGAAATAGAAAAGCTATGAAACAAACACCCAAAGAAAAAGCCAAGGAGCTCTTTGATCACTACTATATTTTAATCCAAGAAATTGGAGGAGAATTAGGGCAGGAAATCCTTGTTTCCATCCTCGCAGAACAATGCGCATTGTTTTTTGCAAGCCAAATGCAAGCGGAAAAGTGGTCACAAAAAAAATACAAAGCATACGAGTACTGGCATGAAGTTGAAGTAGAATTAGTAAACTATGCAAATTTTAAACTATGACTAAACAAGACCGCAATGCCTATATGCGTGAGTACATGAAACGCTACCGGGCCACTATGAATGAATACACCTACAAGAAGATCCGCGAACGCGAGAACCAGCGCCTCCGTGCCAAGTACCATGCCATGAGCAGGGAGGAAAGGCAGAAGTACATTGAATACCAAAGAACCTATCACAAATTAAAACAATTCACTAATGAGTAATTTAACACAGTACCAACCGCGTAACTCCGACGAGCAGGCAATAATATCCGCCCGATCAAATCGCATTGCCAACATGGAGCAAAAGGATGCGTACAAACAAACATTGAATGTTATTAGCTCGGTTTTTCCAATGTACGGCATTGATGGAGACTTAGCATTCTTTGCCAACATAGCCAAGGAGATAGTAAAGACCTTTGGGCAAATAGCAGCCAATGAGATTGAGATAGCTTTCCGCCTTTTCTCTGCTGAAAGTTTAGAACTTGATGATGATATTAAATTCTATGGCAAAGCAAATATGCACACCATCGGTAAAATATTAAATGGCTATATGACTTACCGGAGGAAAATAATAGCAAGCCATGACAATGAAGTAGCAGCACTCCGACACCAGGTGCAGATGGAGGAAAGAGGAAAGGCAGAAAGAGAGAAGTTGTATGCAGAATTTCCAACTATGATAAAAGAGTTTACCGGTAAGACCTTTGAAGATGTGCCGCTGTACTGGTATGATATGTGCCTAAAGTTTGACATGATAACATACGAGGAAGGAGAGAAAAGAGCATTATGGGATGAGGCACAGGCCATTGCACTTAAAGAGCCACCAGAATCATTAGACCTTCTTACTATCCGCAGCCATGCCAAGAAAATAGAACAAGGCAACATGAAAAGGGCAGTAGTAATTGCGCAGAAACTGGCAGTGTGGAGGAAAGTGATAAAAAAATGAAATTATTTTAATTTATTTTTACTTTATGCTTGTATATTATAATTATACTTTGTATATTTACATATCGTAAGAAAGACACGATGATTCACCTCAAAAACACACAATCATGACAACTTTACAATTAATTGAGCAGAAAGTAGAAGTAGCATTACAAGCTATCAATAACCTTTTACCAGAAGGATATTACACTACAAATACACTTTCATCTACTGATTTTGGTAACAGTGGATATATTTTAGTAAAGAAAATTTGCCCTATTAATTATATAGTTGACATTTGTAAGATTAGAATAAGCGATCATTATGCTACCAACAGAGGTAGACAAGATACTGAAATAATGATTGATTTAGTAAGATTTAATATTGACCAATTAATAGCATTAGTTGACAGAAAAATTAATCCAAGTAACTACGAACAGGTAGAAATTAGAACATTGACTACAGATATATTAACCTCTAATTTTCAAGTAGGTAACAAGCCATACACTACTTTATCAGAGCCTACATTTTTAGGAGAAGTAATTACAAAAAAAGGTAATGTTGCTCACAAATATTCTTGGTTAAAAGAAGATGTAACATACACTTGGATAAAAAAAGCAAATTAATTTTATCACCTTAATAAAAACAAACATGAACGACATTAGTAAAAGATTTGCATCCTACCTAATGGATGACTACAAGATTAAAGGAACAACAGAAGAAGATGTTGACAAAGCTATTAACAAAATCTTCCGCTATGAATTACTTGACGATGCCCAGCAAGTATTATTTAACGAAATCATGACAGAAGCACTTGATGTGCCTTGGATAGCGGAGCAGCTCACAGATGTGTGGGATAGATACGAACAAGAGATTTTAGACTGCAAAAAGGAAGATTATGAAAATCGTTAAAGGTGTAGTTAAGTATGGTGCAGGTGCGCCAAGAGAAGGACAATATGGGCCTTCAATAAACATCCTTGTAACTCTGGAGGATCAAAGCCAAGTGCGAGTATACGGAAAGCCTGGCGATGTGATAGAGAGATATAAGTCTGGGCAGAACATACAGCTAATTGATGATAAAGGAAAATACAAAGTAGTTGAGGATGAGGCACCAGTGCAAAGTACAGATGCAGCGGAGAAGCCAGACTTTGAACAAAAGGTATTTGAGATGTGTGCATTGTATTCCAAAAACTATGTTGATATATATAATGCTATGGTTGCAGCTGGCATACCGCATGAGAATGCAACGGCAGCGACAAGCACTATCTTTATACAGGTTTTCCAAAAAATGAGGTGAATGACTTATTATGAGGCAGTAACTGCGCTGCCTCCTTTTTAAAAACTTTAAAACAAAACAAAATGGCTTTAGATAGAAAAACTCCGTTCAATGTTTCATTTTATGATCATGAAGAACAAAAAATACAAAATTGGGCATTTAAAGGCAGTTCAAGATTAGCATTATTGGTACATACTATTACATCTCAAAAAGATAAAATAGAAGTTAATAATATAAATAAAGAAGAAATAATTAAATCAGCATTGGATTATCTTATTCATGATTTAAAGAAATTTTTAGAAACACCTTACACAACAGAAGACAATGTTTAAACTACCACGACCACACCTTTCTATCTCGCAGATTAATCTCTGGGAGTCCGATCCATCTGCCTACATGAAGAGGTATTTCTTAAACATACCGGATGCTCCTTCTCCTATGATGGAATTTGGAAAGCAGTTTGCCAGTGACATTGAGGATTATTGCAAAGGAGAGAAAAGAGAGTTTAATTTTCCTAATAACTTTCTAAACGATATATTAATTTATCCTCATGTTGAACACAAGTTAGAACATGATTTTGGAGACTTTAAATTTATTGGCTACATTGACAATGCCTCCGAAAAATTTGAGATTATCCGTGACTTTAAAACAGGCACCGCTGCCTGGACACAAGATCGACTTGAAAACAGTTTACAAATGCAAGCCTATAGCTATGTAATATTTCAGCAATATGGCATTATCCCTACTTGTTTTATTGATTATTACAAGACAAGGATAAAAGGTAAAACCATGGAGTGGACAGATGTGCATGAAACATATCAGCACACCTTCACCATGCAAGACTTGGCAAAGACAGAGATTAGGATAAAAAAAGCAGCGGAGGAAATAGCGGAAGCCTACGAGCTGCACTGTGATCGGCAAATATATTTTTTAACAGAAACATATACTGATTTAGATATTTTTATTAAACAAGCAACATATCAAAGAGATATTATTAGAAAAAAAATAGAAGATAAGTTGCAAAATAGTAGATATACTAAAAAATTTAACGATAAGATATTAAGTTATAGCACTTATGAGAAGAAGTCATATACTCATAGCCCGGAACTACAAGAAAGAGAGGAGCAACTGGCTGAACAGAAGAAACAGGAAATACTTTACGGTGTAGCAACAGAGGAAACAAAGACAATTACATTGCTAACGGTAAAAGACGCAAAGTGAAAGAGTATAACACTCAAATGATGGAGATTAAAGCCTTTTGCGATGAAGTAAATACTTTTATTTCCGTTGCACCATCTGCGGAAATGCTTGACGAATGTGACCAGTATCTTCGACAGTTATCCGCTTACTATTCACGCTACACCGTTATCTCTGGCATGAATGAAAGTATATATAGCCAGCTACTAATGATGTGCATCCGTGACATGGCAGAAGAGGAGTATAAAAGAATAAAGCACTCCTCTACTTTGACTGATTACTATGTTAAAGGTAAATATCCAAAAGCCACTGCCATCTTTGAGCAATGCCGAGCCGTAAAGCAACTGTTAATTATTACCAGTGATAACTACCGAACTTTGCTTAGTAGCTTTAGGCAGGAAAGAATATTAGTAGGACACATGACTACATAAAATATTTGCAGACCTCGGAGTAGGATGTTTTGTTTACTGATTAAACATTTCTTTCCATCCTATTGTGTCAGAGGATGAATTGGCAGCCTGGAAAGACAGGCAAATAGCAAGGTGGCGGAATGTAAACGCATCGAGTTAAAAGAGAGGATTCGGCAATGTTGGTTAGTGGCTGAACACCTTATTTAAGAAGATAAAATAAATCACACCAACTATTATGGTTTATGCTGGTATCAAGTCCAGTCCTTGCGCATTTTTAAAATAATAAAAAACAATATAATGGTAATTTTAAAAGAACAAGAAGAACAAATAGTAAATTTTGGAGTATTTGAATACGATTCATTGAAAATGAGTAATATTTTAGATGTTCCAGAGCAAGAAATTATAAAAGAAATGAAAAATATTTCATCAGACTTTTATAAATTATACCAAAAAGGTGTTGATATGGCTGACTATGTTATCGATTTAAAATTATTTGATATGGCAAAATCTGGGGACATTAAAGCACTTGACAAACTTGACTTCCGTAAAAGATCAAGATTCGATGCTTTAAAAAAACGTAATAAATAAATTTTTATGAGTAAAACAGATAATTTTAAAGACGTTAAATATCACTTTAAGCAAAAGGATATAGGAGTTTTTAATACTGGGAATATTGATAATATTACAAAAATATTGTATCCTCATTGTCAAGTGTATGGATTTACCGATGGAAAATTTAGCTTAATTGATGTTATTTACGCAGTATTAAAAAAGATTGGCAATGCAGATATAGTAATTTGCACTTGGTCGGCTGGGATAAAAGATAGTCATAATATTAAATGGATGGTTGAGACTAAAATGATTAATACCTTAAAAATTATTACAGATATGTCTTTTCCATCAAGAAAGAAAAATTATGCTATTGCATTAGATGAATTATTTGGCACCGAAAATATTAGAATGGCTCGCGTTCATGCCAAATTTGTACTGTTAAAAAATGAAAACTGGAATATTGTAATAAATACTTCCATGAATTTAAATGCAAATAAAACAGTTGAAAATTTTCAAATCATTGATGATATTGTTCTTTATGATTTTATGAATCAATATTGCAACGTACATTTTGAAAATCAATTACCAGGCTTTGTAGTTCCTTATGCTGAAATTCAAAAAAGTTATAAAACTTTTGTAAATAGCCAAATGGAATCAGAAAAAGACTGGTGGAAATTTTAAACCATATCGTTGACAGCAACAAAATGATACAAATGAAAATAGAATTATTAGAAATATTTGGCAATGATGAAATGGTAGTTAATGCCGCCAGAGTAAGCTATGGCAAAGAGGCAACCAATTACACCAGTGGCGAAAACAAAAGCCTAATAAATTATCTTGCCTCACATGGTCACACTTCGCCTTTTCGCCATCCGCAATTACAGTACCGGATAACTTGCCCTATCTACGTTGAACGGCAGTTGTTTAAGCACCAAGTAGGCTTAAGTGCCAATAGTATCTCTGGCAGATACGTTGATTTTTCCGATACATACACTAAGGTCAATGTATGGAGGAAACAAAGCAAGTCAAGTAAACAAGGCAGCGAAGGTATGTTGTTTACCGATGTCGCAGAGAAGGCAAAGTTTATAGAGGAGCAAATGATTGACCACGCTAAAAGAGCCTATCACACGTTAATTGAGTTAGGAGTAAGCAAAGAACAAGCACGTACTATCTTACCTTTAAATTTAAATACTACCTTTATCTGGACTGGATCGCTTTATGCCTACATAAATATGTTTAAGCTACGCATTGACGCAAATGCCCAGGCAGAAACAAGATATATAGCCATGGAGATGCTGCATGAATTAAAACTTACAAATAAATTTATATTATCTTTAGAAGCATTTCACCTATGAAAGAAGCTATGCGACACAATCAAAATAAACTACGTTACGACCTTTGCCCAGCCATTGCCCAACGGGAGTATGCCAAGGTGTGGACGCAAGGTTTAGAGAAGTATCCTGCTGGCAACTGGGAGAAAGGCTTTCCCTTCTCCGTTGTAATTGCCTCCGCTATGCGTCACCTGGAAGCCATGCGACTTGGTGAAATGATAGACAATGAAAGTGGACTACTTCACTCTGCACACTTGATGTGCAATGCAGCAATGCTGACAGAGTTTTATTTTACTCATCCAGAACTAAATGATTTAAAGAAATGAGCAAGCAAACGGCAGTTGAATGGTTGATTGGTAAAATCATAAACAAACAAAATGGTACTTTTGATGGCTTTCCAGTTTTATCATTAGATGAAATTTTCGAACAAGCCAAAGAAATGGAAAAGGAGCAGATAAAGAAGGCTTATATGTCGGCTTTACCTTATGGTCTTGAATATTCACATTACGATAAGTATGCAAATAAATATTACAACGAAATTTACAAAAAAGAAGAAAAATGATTTTAACAGACAAAACCATTATTGACGAAATAGCATTAAAAAATATCGTCATTGAGCCACTAATTGAGGCAAACATTGGTACAAATAGTGTTGACTTAACACTAAGCAATACTTTGCTAATGTACACCGACCATATTCTTGACACCAGGAAGAAGAATGCTTATGCTCCTATGATTATACCGGAAGAAGGAATGATTTTACAGCCAAACATTTTATACCTTGCCTCAACTGTCGAATATACGGAGACACTTCGCCATGTGCCAATAATACAAGGCAAATCATCATTAGGAAGATTAGGTTTATTTGTTCATGTGACTGCAGGATTTGGAGATGTAAATTTTAGAGGGCATTGGACGCTGGAGCTTGTTTGTGTACAGCCAGTTAAAATATATCCTGGCATGAAGATTGCCCAAATTTGCTACCACGACATTAGCGAAATGCCGTACACCGACTATGCCAGCAAAGCAGATGCAAAGTATAAAGACCAGGGAAAAGATCCGGTAGCAAGTAAAAACTATTTAAACAGATAACCATGCTAACAGAACAAGAAAAAAAGAAATTAGGCAAAGACATTGCGCTCATCTTTGTAGCCATTGGAGGTATTATAACACTATCTTATGCCATTTATTTTATTGTTGACACTTTAAAAAAATGGTACTAATGGAAGTTAAAACAAAGCGCTTTATAATAAAGTACAGAGAAGGAATTGTAAGTGTAGCTGCTAATGATGTGGCAGAGGCTATTGAAAGGTTTAAAGAATTACGCATAGAAACAAGTGCAAAAGAGTTAACTATTATGCCAGCAGATGAGATGCACAAGCGCAGAGAAGAACTTTTCCGAAAGGAGTGATTAGTGGTTTGTAGTGGGAAGTAATTTATTTCCCACTTTTTTTTATTTTATTATTATATATAAATATACTTTGTATATTTGCTATCATTAATTATTAAAACATCACAAACATGAAAAAGAATTTTAACAATCAGAACTTTGAATGGCTATTCCAGGACATTACCTCCTCAATGCCAAAGATTATTTTTACAGGTATAATTTTAACTTACCTTATTACCGCAGCTCTTAATGTGTACTTCCTTCCCCTTCCTCTGCTGCTATCCATTCCTGCCTCTCTAATGCTCCAGTTTGGCAGATTTGCAGTTGTCTTTATTGATTTCCTTAATCCATCCGACAAGCGCAGTAAATACCCTCCGCGTGTTGCTGCTGCTGCTACAGTAATTGCATTGTTAGAGTTATGGTTTAGCATCCAAGGACAAAGCACTGGTGCAGAGTTTTGGGCTATGTTTTTCTTTATTGGTGCTATTATTTGCTTTGGCTATGTCTTAGAGATACAGTTTATAGAGAAAGGCATAGAGGCATACGGCATAGGTGTGAAAGAGCCAAAGACAAGGAGGAGAAGGTTAGTTAAAGAAACGACTACAACAAACATTACCAGCACACAGCCGATTAAGTTTACCATGGCCGTTTGTTTTATGCTAACAGTTGCCTATTTACCTGCACAGAACAATCATTTCTTTGCCTACAATACCATGAGCATTGAAAAGATAGATAAAGGCTTGTTGGAAAGACGCTATTACAGTGAGGCAGATGAAAGCTATACAGTTGATACGATTACCTATGATATGTTATCTGGCATTAATTTGTGGGATGGCTACAGTAGGACAACCTATGATAATACTATGTTTATGACTTACGGCACACAGAACTTTGAATACTATCCAGTAGCAGGTTTATGGAAGTATAAAAATAAATACTATGATTATATAGGATTGCTCAAATTTGTGAGCAAATATGTTAAACGTAACTTTTTAAATAAAAAAATAAATTATGGCAAAATTCGTCGGCATTGACCCATCTATGAGGCTTAACGGATTTGCCGTGTGTATTATTGATGAGGATAAAGTTTATTTTGGAAAGTACAAGAAACTTGCTGACTGGGCAAGGGATGCACTGACTTGGTCAACGGATATAAAAGTAGTTGTAGAAGATTCATCTTTACAGAATATTACCTTTAGAAAATATGTTGATGGTAAGGCACGAACAAAGATTAGTCGAAATGTCGGCATGAATCAAGGAGCCAGTAGATTTACAATAGATTGGTTGGAGTTGTATGGCCATACAGTTAAAGGAATATCACCACAGGATAAAGGAAGCAAATGGACATTGGATTATGCCATGTCCGTAATTAAAGGAATGAAGCTTGAAGTGACTGGAAACAAAAAATTATCACAAGATGAAATTGACGCATTTCAATTAGCGTTAATATCAAAAGCATATTTCAAATGATACAGGAAAAAGTTATCAGAAAACGTCTTAACAATCTTGAACAAATATACATAGCCGAATCAATGAAGGATCGGAGAAAACAAGATAAATGGTTCATGGGCATTATTGAACAACGCATGAAACAAGAGAAAACTAAACTTACACTTTTAAAAATTGGAACACATGGCTGCTAAAACGTATGGACTGGATAAAAAGCAAATAGCACTTTGTGAGGCTATGATAGCAAAGTATCCAAAAGGAATTAAGACAAATAATGTTGTATCCTCCGCATCAACACTTGTATCGTTTTACAATTCCAAAGATGAAAGAAACAAACAATTTTACCAGTATATGAATCCAGAAAGAATGGTATCTTTGTTATGGCAAGTAGTTAAAATAAACAACGAGAAAGAAGATGTGAAAGAGTCTGCCGTTAGATTATTAAATAAGTTATTGCAGGATATAGTTGTTAATTAGTGTTTGTTGATGTTTAAGGTGTTTAAGAGGCGCAAGAGAGATACTTGCGCCTTTTTTATTCCCACACTACACCTTGCTGCACAGCGTAGTCTAAGATGCCCTTTGCGTGCGCTTTAGCAATACTCTGCTGCCAAGACAAATCAATCATTAATCCTGCATCAGAATAATTGGTAAAGAATCCATTCTCCGACAACACCGCAGGCATTGATACACCTGTAAGCATAGTAAACCTTGCCTCCCTATCTAAATCACCATCTAAATAATCAGCTCTATGCACCCAGCCTGGTGTACTACTCTTTACCTGCTCCCCGATGCAAGTCGCAAGCAAATCCGCTTTCGTTTCTCCTGGTGATGTAAATATCTCCCATCCTCTGGCAGTTGTTGCTGCGGCTGCATTGCCATGAATAGAAACAAGTACAGAGTGTTTAGCTACAGATGCGTAGGAGTTGGCAAGTTGGCAGCGTTTATTCAATGTTGTGTCATTGATAGGCTCGTATATCTTTTTAACTGAAAAGCCATAGTCAAGGAGGTACTGCTCTAAATAGTTCGCTAAAGAGCGATTAAATACTCCTTCAAAAAACCATCCATACGAATGAAACTTGCCTGTGCGATGTTGGTAGCACTTTGAAGGATAGGTAACATATTTCTCTGGGCCCGTTCCGTTTCTCATGCCACCATGCCCGGCATCAAGGCATATTAAAAATTCATTTGCTTTCATGTTTTATATTTTTAAGGGGAGAAGAAATTAATCAACTCCCCTTGGCACTAAGGTAGCGACTTCTCTGCGCCTATAATTTAAATCCGATGAGCGAAAATGCTGCGGAAATTATAGAAAATTTTGGCGGTAAACTAACCGAAATCTCCTTCCCAGCACACTCTCTTGATGTCTCCTTAATCTTATCCCAAATGATTTGAGCCAGTTGGATGTATTCGCGCCATGTAAATTTCACTTTGTTGCCTTCAAGATGAACATTTATCTCCGAGGCTAACTCCGCAAAGTTCATTGAGTAACAAGCCACGTCGCCCATTGGTGACTTTATTCCATCTGCATTTTTGAGGGCATCTTTTAAATTAGTCTGCATATTATGTTTTTTTAAAGTTTCTAAAATCATTGAATGAGTAATAATTTTTTCCATTGGCTTAACGATTAAAAAAACGTGTTATTAAAACGCCAAGATTTACACCTGTTATGCGTTTTATGTTTTCAGAAATAGAATAAAGCTCTACGGTTGCAATTAAAAACGCTGCCATGTATGTAATGTTGAAAGGAAGGCTAAAAGTATTTCTTGCACCTTCAAAAATAAGGATAGCACAATAATAAACTACTATTTTTTCTATTGTCCGATAAAGCCCACGGCTATTTATCTTTTGCCCTTCCTTCTTTGCCGCGAGGATTCCCGTTGCCATGTCAGCAAAATTTACAAATATCGTAAATATCAAAAATCCTTTTATCGGAATGAAAAACGAAAATATCCATCCGCAACAAATGGCATACATTATCTTTTCCCATCCAAGGTGCAAAAGGTTGATTAAGGTTGCTTTCATTATTCAAGTTTTATTAACCTCACGTCTCCATCAACCGTTGCAAATTTGCCCTCAGCATATTTATACAAGTCGTATTTAATGCCATTAAAGGCAAAGGAAACTTGATTAGTAAATGTAGATAAAAGAAGGTTGGTTGAAATTGTGTAAACTTTGCCGTTGTCTGGATTAAAGATTAAACGCTTATTGCTGTTTAATTGAATTACTCCATCAATGATTTCACCGTTAAAATTTAATTTCCAGTCACCGATAAACTTTGCCGTATCTCTTTGAGCCGTGGTAAAATAAACAGGCTTTCCGCTTATTTGTTGGTGCAAATCATTGTAGTAATTTATCCTTTGCACTGACTTAGCCTTTGTGATAATAGGCTTTGCATGAATAGCTATCGTGTTGCTTTGCCTTTCAGCATCTGTGACAAGGCTTTGAATGGCAGTTGCACTATCGCCTAATATTTGCTTTGAGCCCGTGACTGTGCTATCAGAGAAAGTCGTTTGCTGAATAATGTAATAAATGTTGCCTTGCTTTTGGATGTACACTGTGTCTTTGACAATGTCTTGGGCAAAGGAAAACAAGGGAAGGAATAAAAATAGGTATCTCATTTTATTTATTTTCAAGGTTAATAATTCTTTGTTCAAGGGCTTTGATTAAGGCTTGTTGCTCCTGTATGGCTTTGACTAAAATTGGTATAAATTTTTCAGTCATTAGTCCAAGCGCACTATCTTCTTTATCTTCATCTAATTTTTTTACAACTGCTTTGGCAAATAATTCTGTTGACAGTGCGCCTTCGACATCTTGCGCAATAAAACCTATTTCGTCAAATTCACTAAAATTATTTTCAGTTGTAGTTATAAAATTAAATTTAACTGGTTTTAATTTATTTATAATTTCTAATCCTTTATCTAAGGGTTGTATATTTTCTTTAAATCTTATATCAGATGTTGCAATAGTTGCATTAGTAGCAAAAATTTGAGAATTAACTTGTAATTTATATGCTCCGTTATCGGTTGCCCCATAACCAATATTTACTTCACCGTCACTTTTTATACGCATACGTTCATTAGTATGTCCAGAGGTATAAAAACGCATATCTGCGGCTGCCCTAACCATTAAAGACATACCATTACTTATCTCAGTACCTGTTCCGATAACACCAGCATCTTGAAGAAAGCCCCCAAGAGTCGTAAAATTTTCTCCAAGTGTTTCGAAAAATATACTGCCATTCGTTGAGTTATTATTACTAACATATAATGTTGCTTCCGTAAAAGTTCCAGCATTATTATTTGATAAAAATAAATTCGTTGCATCTGCATTAATATTATTAATAATTTTAATGCCTGTTGTAAAAGTTTTTGCTCCTCCGATACTACTTTGCGTTGTTGTTAAATCTACAAAGTTTTGCGTTGCGCTTCCCGTTCCACCATTTGCCACTGCCAAAGTACCGCCCAATGTCACCGCGCCACTTGTTGCCGTGCTTGGTGTTAAGCCCGTTGTTCCACCGCTAAAGGTTGTGACTGCCGTACCACCTCCTGCCAATGCCCAATATGTATTTGTTCTGTTGTAATGGTAAAATTTACTATTTACCGTATCAAGAATAATGTAAGCACTTGTATCGCTAAACGGTGTAATTACATTGGTATCATTTGCCACACCTCGCCAAATAAGCCCATCGGCACTCGTCTGTTCTCCGAGTGTTATTTTTTGATTGCCATTGCTCGGATACTGTGCCAAAGCAAGGCAAGGCAAAAGGAAGAGGAAGAGGGAAAGGAGTTGTTTCATGTTTATGTTTTTTAGTTATTAATTGGTACTTCTTTGCATAATTATCCAATTTGACCCATCACTTACAAGGGTAACGGCTTTATTATTCGTTGGATTTAAAATTGCTGTACCTGCACTACCAGTAGGAGGAGAAGTAAAAGGTATAACATTGGAAGATGCAGATGACACTTGCCCTGTGCCTGTTTGCCTAATATGCAATTCTTTGCCAGGATAAGTAGCTGCGTTTGGAAGGGTTATCGTTGTAATTACACTTGTATTTATATCTAACCATGTTGTTCCTACTCCAACTGTAAAAGACGAACTTGTAGAATTTGTGTAAGTTCTTTCAAGCCATGGCGTATTTACCCTGCCTCCAAATGTTCCCGTAGATGAAACGCTTAAAGTGCCCGTAAATGTTTTATTTCCTGCAAAACTTTGAGTAGTTGTATTAACTACACCCGATGCACTTGCTCCAGCGTCAGCTATTGTAATATTAGGCGTAGCACCTCCCGAAGATGAAAGAGGAGTAGATGCTGTAACACTTGTTACGCCTCCTGTTGCAGAAAGTACGCCACTTGATAAGGTTAAGCCTGTACCCAAAGTAACAGTAGCAAATCTATCTGTTGAAGATAAACCTGCTAATCTTGTGGCAGTATAGGTATAATCTTTAAATAATGCTCTTCCGTTAAATTGTGTTATTCCTTCAAATACTTTATCACCACTAAATTGTTGCGTACCTGTTGCCGTAACTATTCCTGCTGTGCCAAAAGCCGCAGTTGCTACACTAATTGATGGAGTAGTTGTGTTATTTATTACTGAAATTGCACCCGTTCCGCTAACATTTGTAACAGTGCCTGCCCCAATAGCACTCCTTGTATCAGCTGCATTTAAAAGTGTTATTGTTTTATCTGCGTTAACTTTTATAAATTTATCACTAACACTATTATCAGCTACTAACAATGCCTTACCAACTGTTGTAACTCCTAAATTAGTTAATGCCCCATCGGCAGTCGTTGCACCTGTACCACCATTTAATAAAGGTAAAGCAGTGCCGCTATATGTAAGAGCTAAAGTGCCAGATGTTGTAACAGGTGAACCGCTAACAGTAAATATAGATGGTGCAGTTAACCCTACACTTGTTACAGTGCCAGAGCCTCCACCTCCTCCGCTGTATTGTGGAATGTTTAAGGTACTACCTATTAAAGTAGCAGCTCCACTTGTGCCTGTTGTGGTTAATGTAATATTATTCTGTTTAGCGGCAAATCTTGAAGTAAGATTTAATAAAGATGTGTCCGCATCTCTAAAATATGGAGATAACATTGTTGACGTATCGGATATATTTACTTTATTATTAAAGGTATTCCAATCAGTTGATGTCAAAAATCCATTTGCCGAAGTAGTTGCCTGTGTTATTGATAATGTCCTATTTGCCGTTAAATTACCTCCTCCTTGTAATGGTGCGGTTGTTGCTATAGTTATTGTGCTATTTGCTGGAGTAAATCCTAAGGCAGCTTGCTTATTATTAAATGTAGTCCAATCCGCAGATGTTAAATAACCTGGCACACTTGCCGATGCAGCATTTATTGTAAGTTCTGGAATTGTTGTATTATTAGTTATGCTTATAGGAGTGCCTGCGGCTGCCGTTACAGTTGTTACAGTTCCAGCTCCTATAGCAGTACGAAAATTAGCAGCAGATAATGCCGTAACAGAGTTATCAGCATTGAACCTTGGAAAGGTAATAGCAGAAGGATTGGTTAAGGTAAACATTGATTGCCCTACCGTTGTGCCGCCTAAACTTGTTCGCCCTGTAGATGCTACTAAACCAGTGCTACCTCCATCCCATTTTAATCTATCTGTAAATGCAGTATTCCAATTACTTGAATTGTTTGTAATTGATGTTGTCCATGTTGTGCCTGTTGATAGGGCTATGCCTGCCTCTGGATAGATTGGATTACCTTGCCCGGAAGAAACAGAGCCGATGCCGCTAACTGTGACTAAGGTATAATTTTCGCCTACCTTGTAAGATGTAGCTGCTACCTTAACCTTGTTTGTGTCAATAACGGAAAACTGGTCATTAAGTAATAACTGCCCATTGCGGAAAAGTAAAATAAACTGCCTTAACTGAATAGGAAATTTAGGTAAAATAGTAAATACTAATGTGTCACTTGTAACATTTTCGTATTCCTGTTTAATTATTTTTATTGTATCTCCTCCTATTTCAACTGCTACAATGCTATCTCGCACAAAGTCATAGACCGTGGAAGTGTCAACGCGTAGTGTACCGGTTGTTGTTATCGGCCCACCAAGTAATCCATAACCACTACCTACACTGGTAACTGTGCCACTGCCTCCTGTGTACTGTGGAATGTTTAAAGTATCACCACTTAATGTAGAAGCTCCGCTGCTTCCTGTAGTAGTTAAAGTAATATTGTTTTGTTTAGTGGCAAATCTTGTAGTAAGATTTAATAAAGTAGTATCTGTTAACTCCATTAAAACAGATAAGTCTGCGGAGACTGTGCCTGTGGTTGTGATTGGATTTGGTGATACTGTAATGCCAGTGCCTCCAGATATTGAGGTAAGTGATCCGCTGCCACTTCCACCTCCACCACCGCCACGAGGAAATATCACCGTATAATTCTCACCTACTTTAAATGCAGTGGCATCAATTACTACCGAAGCATTGGTTGGTATTGTGTATTGAGTTGGCAAAAGAATTTGACCATTACGGTAAACTTGCACCACTCCCGTACCACCTACTACTAATGTATCACTTTGTGTCCATGTCAATGTACTTGAAGAAACATTGGTAAAATCTTGCCTTGCGTAAAATCTGCCACTTGTATCTGCGTATGCTTTAGTGGCATAGTTGGCTAACATGGAAGCCGTATCGCTTACTAAAAGTGCTTGAGTAGTATCTCTCCATAGTCCACTTTTATAATATAAACTTGCGTTTGCAGAAGGTGAGGTAATGGCAACATCATGAAGCTCATGCAATGCATAACCCGATGCCACACGAATTGATATTGTGCCATTGTTTGAAGATGAATTTATACAAAAGCCAATAGGCATATCAATGTTTGGTGCAACTGGCTCAACATCTGTCCAAACACCAGCAGTAGTTGGCGAAGGGTAAAGGATTGCACCAGCCGCAAAAGTATCTGTGTTAACTTGCCTTATCTTGCCAAAGGAAATAACATAGCCATCTTCTCCATTAGTTAAATCGTGTGCGGTTATTCCTAATAGCAATTTTGCATCTATTGTGCCATTTGCTATAAATTTTGATACCAATATTCTACCACTTGCTCCTACTGTACCACTTGCGTAAACAAGGCTATTTTTTGCAATGGTTGAGCCTGTCTGATTCTTAACAAGCCAAAAGTTTTTAAATCCTAATTCATTTGGCACTTGGTCATACATTCCTAACACAACCGTACCTAACTCATAATCCCATCGCATTTTAGCCGTGTCAACATTGTTAGGGGAAACACTTGTATCAAAAAATAATGAGTCAACAGGCTGCGTAAATGAGCCGCCACCTACTAAAGATGCCCAGGCACCTTGTTTCCAAACATATATACTTCCAGTTACACTATCTAACACTAAATAGGCTTTTACATTCTTATCTGCATAGCTTGTAGGCTTAGTTACTGTATCAGAAACAAGACCTCTCCAAACCAATCCGTTTCCACTTGTCTGAAAACCAAGTCTTTGTTTGTTGCCTGTGATTGGGTAGGGAATGGAATCTATGGAGGCATAAGATATTCCTGCCACCAAAAGGAAAGCAATTACAAGTCCTTGCCGTTTGTTGCCTACTTTGTTAATAGCTTTGCCGATAAACTTGCGCCCAATGCCCATTATTAATTCATTGGCTAAAACCTTGGCAATGTTTCCAACGGCTTTTAAAAACTTTCTTTCTTTCTTTGGTGCCTGTATTTGTTCCATATTTATATTATAATAAAAAATATAACGTAATTAGCACCATCATAATGTGTACTTGAATCTATTGTAACACTTGAACCAGATATACTGTATTGAGTATCAATAAGTAATTGTCCATTTTGAAACAATAAAATTTGTTGTTCTATTGATGGTAATACTCCTCCATTTTTTGTAACTGTAAATATTGCAGTATAAGAATTAAGAAATTCTTCTGTAAATACTTTTGTTACACTATTATTTTGTGTAGTTGGTTCGCTATTTGTAGGATTTATAGAACCTGTTCCTGCTACACCTCCAGCACTTCGATTTGATGTTCTACCAGAATCAAAATCCAAACCTCTTAATAAAACTGTTTTTTCAGTATATCCCATTAGCTTTGGTCTGTTATTTCTACAAATGTACCATTAACTATATCTGTCTTCAAATCTAATGTAGCGTTTTCCATTATATAGGTAACGCTATTATTTATAATTGCAAGGTGCGGAAACCAAGGATTATCTCTATCAAGTATTTGAAAATTCATTCCCACCATTTTTCTAACTGGAAACAACTGACCTTTTATAATTTCATTAACTAATAATTGATTAATGTTTTTTCCATCTCCTGTATTACCTACTCTCCAACCATCACCATCAGTAACTTGCCATGTATTTGCAGTGTTTTTTACACGTATTGCACCAGGTGAACCAAGCGAAGGCCCATCTCCAAAAAATACACGTTTCTTTACTGAAATACTTGATGTGTCATTATTAAAAGAACCAAATACTTTAACATCATTTTGCCCATCTAAATTTCCAGCTGCTAAATGCTCCATAAATAAATTGCCAAGTTCGTAGAATTTTAAATAGGATGCTATTAAATCAGTTCCTGTTTCAGTTCTAACTTGACTAATTAAAAATCTTACTCCAACATCTCCGCTCTCTGGCATTGTTGGAGATGTCCAATTAACTATTATATTACTGACTGTTCCACCAGCAGCAGGCAAAATTGATGAACCTCCAGGTATTACAAATTTATAATAGTTAAAAGAAGTTTCCCAAGTTTGAGCAGTAAAGGTGTGCTGAAAGCCATTGTAAGTAACATCTCTTTTTAACCAATATTTTACATGATTTATTTTAACGTAATTAATTATACCGTTAAATGTTCCACTTGGATCAAAGGTTAATTGTTGCGTTGATACACAAACTATCCTTTCGTAGTATTCTCCTGTTGCAGTAATGCTATAAGTGTCACCACCCATTTTTAAAACTAATGTACCACTTGTAACTTCAATGCCAAAGCTCACATAATAGGTTGCTCCATTGGTAGGAGTAAAATTAGTATATACTAAATCTCCTGTTGCATTTGTTGCTTTTGCATGACCAAGTGCAGCACCTCCACCATCCGAGAAAGTCCATCCAGAACCAAGTGTCCATGTATTGACTTCTGGTGAACGGTTGGCAGTTAAGAAATCAATCAATGGCACTACAATAGGTCTTAACTCAATAACAAAGCTACCTTCAACAATGTGCGGAGCGATTGTACTACTTCCTACTTGACTATCTCTATATTTCATTATAGAGGTGTAAGTAATTGTTGCCTCATTATTATTATAATCAAGGTCATTAGCAGTAAAAAACTCTGTGTTTAAATTATTAAATATTTTACCAGACAATAAATTAACCGATGCTATATGTTCATATTCAACATCTAAATCTTTTATATGTCCATAATATCCCCATCTGCCACCACTGAATCTTAATAGTTTATTTGAGCCGCTATAATTGTCATTTAATAAAGTAGGTAAAAAACTTGTAGCTTGTTGTAATGTACTTGATAAATAATAAATAAATAATAATACTGGACTATCAAGATACATATTAGGCTGTATCATGTAAAACTTTCTGTCTGAAAAGAAAAATCTCATCCCCAATGGACTCATAATTCTTTTTAAGACATCGTAACATTTCATGTACGTTATATTGTCTTTTGTGTCAACAGTATAAAATACTTTATGATTTACACGCATTCTAAGAAGCGGATCAATAGATGTTGAATAAGTCCAACTATCTTCATGCCAATTAAAGGCAGTAGCTAAAATACCTACACTTGTGCCATATATTTCTTGAACGTATGTAAGTTTTTGTAAACAATTATTTACATGATTTACAATAGTATCATCTCCTTGATAGACATCATAGCCATCTGGCTTGTAATCAATTCCTTTTAGCCATCCTATGCCATCAACTGCATTAATAGTGTAAGCATATCCAACTGATAACGGCACATCATCAAATTCTACTAAATCAGCTAATATAAATCCATACCAATAAAAGTTAGGACTATCTGCTGCGTCATGACCAATTAAAGTAATAGTAAATCTACCTTCTGGTGCTACTAAAAAATCATCTAATAAGTCTTGTATTGTTTCTGTATTTATAATAATAGTAAACTTAAAATTACTGGCAATTATAGGAGCATATCTTTCTAAACCATTTTCAACCTCCGACTGCCATGTAATTGCAGCATCAAGCATTTCTACTTCTGTTGTAGCACCAGAAAAAACTGTGTCATTTATTGACAAGGTATATTTGCGGCTTTTTTCTGAATAGAATGTAGATGTATATCTTGCTGCCATTATCTTATCCTTGTGTTTACATTTCTTGCTTTCTCCATTATTACAATTAAATCCGCACCGCTGACACGAGTAGATAAAATATATGGAGAACCGCCACCATCTAACATCCCTTTTAACTTTGACAAAGGAGCAATTACTTCCGGATCTACACGAGCATTTCTATTATCTCCTACTAATGCCATTGTCGGCCCTGTTGCCAAAGCACCTTCGGCAAGTTTAGGTAATCCTATCTTTGAAATTAAACTTGTAAATAATCCAGATGCCAATGCTCCAGCAGCACCAGCAACTGCAACACCGACTGGGCCCAAAGTACCAGCAGGCCCTTTTAATGTATTTGAAACCGCAGCTGCTACACCTTGTTGTATCAATGATTTTATAATGCTTAAACCACCTTTTACAACGGCATTAGCAAAATCATTAAATGAACCTATACCTTTTTCAAATTCATTTGCTAAAAGTCCGATACCAGATGATATAGCAGAATTGATATTTATAGATGCGTTACCTAATTCATTCATCTTTAATCCTAAAGATTCTATTTCAGTTTTAAAAGCTACAATAGCAGGAATAGGAGGAACGAATTTTGTAGTAGCATCGTTTAATGCTAATGTTGTTTCTTTTAATCTTTCTGCTTCAGCAGTTACGCTACTTAATTTTGTTGGCAATACATCCAATGTTGGAAGCATAGCAGTAATACCTAAAGCTTGTGTAGTTGGTTGTAATGCAGCTGCACCACCGCCTCCACTGCCTGGTGTTGTTGTAGTTGTGGTTGTTGTAGTAGTAGGTTCAGTTGGTGTAACAATAGTACCAGCCTTTTTACTTACGGTAAACAATGAAGCAAGTTTACCTTTTAAACTGTCAACTGTTTGACCTATTGTTTTAAACTCTGTGGCTACTATTCTTTGCTCTTCCTGGTAAGTAGTTAATCCTCTTAAATCAAATAAATTTAATCCTAATGCTTTTTGTAAATAGTCAATATTTTTTAAAACATTAGCTACTCCTTTACCTACAGAGTTTTTAATGTTTATCCATATATTTTTAAATCTATCTGTGAAGGCTTGCCAGTTATCATAAACATATAATGCAATAGCACCAATAGCAGCAATTAAGGCAGTAACTACCAAAATCATTGGATTGGCAGCTAAATAGCTAAATGCTTTACTTATATTCCCTATGGCTGTTACTATTAATTTTGAAGCTCCAGCCAAAGCACCGTATGTGCTTATTAATTTTCCTACTATAAATATAATAGGCCCTATAGATGCAGCTACTAAAGCAGCCTTAACTATAAAGCCTTGGACTTCTGGTGTAAGATTTTTAAATCCATCTACTAAACCTTGAATATATTTACTTAAACTTTCTGCAACCGCTTGTAGATTTAATGATTCATTAATAGCCTTGCCAAATTCTGCTAAAGAAGCCGTTACATTATCTTTTAAATTATCAAATGTATTACCTAATCCACCTTGCGCCCTTTCTAATTTTGCTAAGGCAGAAACAGAACGCGTTATAAATTCCTCACTACTTACACCTATTGCCCTTATGCCTTCTGCAGTCACTGTACCAAATTCCTCTTTCATCACACGAGCAAACTCTGGCAGTCTTTCTTTTATTTGATTAAGGTCTTCCTGTGTTACCTTACCAACTGCGCTTATCTGACTAAGGGCTAATGTAACTCCACTAAACTGTTCCGCTCCTCCTCCAGATCTCGCTACGGCATTACCAAACTGTGTTATTGTTTCCCTTGCTGCATCGGCAGACATTCCTACTGATTGCAACGAGGCAGATGCCTGTACAACTTGAGGCAAGGCAAGACCAGGATTTTCGGCAACAACTCTTAATTTATCTAACTCCTCCTTTGCCCCTTGCGTACTACCCATAATGGCAATCAGTCCATTCTCCAGTTTCTCCATGTCGGCAAATGCCTTTAATGAAGCTGCACCAACACCAAGTAAAGGCAGAGTTAATGACTGTGTCATAGTGCTGCCGATGTTCTGCATCTGTGAACCAAACCTTGACATACTACGCTCAACCTTGCCAAGTTCTTTTTCAAGATTACTTACATCAATGCCAAGTTTTAAATTTAGTTTACCTAATGCCATTATCTACTCTTTATCCCATTTGTCAAAAATTGACTTGTCAACTTCTGATAAACTTCTTTTGGTTGGTTTTGGATTATCATTCTCCCAAGGAAATTCAATCAAATCTTTAGGCTTAATTGATTTGCCTTTTGCCGTATGAACATTTAATAAAAGTGTTGTTTGCCACCTGGCTCTCTCCCACTCAAATTGCTGCTCTATTTCAAATTGATTATTATAACCTTGCATGGCTATAATAACCTCTCTTAGTGTCATCTCATAGTATTGCGGAGGGGAAAATCTTAATACTCCAAAGCAAAAACGCTCAATATAATCAAGAGTTAATTCTGCTCCTCCGCTATCTCGTTTTTTCTTTCCGGATCTTCTGGTACTGAAATCTCATTTGTTATCAGCTCCGTTATCCTGTTTATTCCTCCCTTATCCAAATCTACTAAGTCGCAAAACTTTTCTAAGGTATATGGGCACTTCTCTCCCTTTGCCTTGTAACCTGCCTGTACACCTGCAAAGGCAAGTTCAAGAGCAAATAGGAGGTCTTCGCCAAGTTGGGAGAGGTCGCTAAGTTTTAGATTCCTCTCCCGTAAAAATGTACCTAACACGAACATACCAAACTTAACTGGTATGTCCGCATTAGCTATTTTTATTGTTTTCATGTTAGGTAATTTTTATTATGCTTTTGTTGTCTTCACGATTGCACCTGTCACCTCAAAAGATGCAGAGTAGCTTGTATTTTCTTCCACTGCTGCATTAAGGTCTAATGATGTACAGATAGCAGACATTGTAAACACATTGTCACCTTGTACATCGGTAGTAAACTTAATAGTAAGCGCAGTACCACTAATCAAGTCGGTAAAGAGATCATCAAACAAGTAATTGGTAGATGAATCACCAGGCCCTGCATACAATGCCTCGGTAGAAAGTGTGCCGGATAACTGACCCTTCTTTACTTCCCTCCATCCTCCAGCTGCTGAATCCTTTGTAAGAATTTCACGCATTGCTGCAGAAATGTTCATTTGGCAGGATGTCGCGTAACCGATTGCAGTCGAATCTTTATACAAGCGCATCAACGTACCATTAATTATTCCAGTTGTTGCCATTTTATTATTTTTTAGCTTTTGACAAATCTATATTAACATCAATCTTTTCCAATTCATTCTCATGCTCAAAATACTCCATAGGCATTGGCACCGGAATATAAATAGGTTGAGGTGCCTCTTGCACTTGTTTCTCTGGCATCTGCTCGACCACAAAGTCATCATCAAGATGTTCTGCAATGCCATCGGCAACAAGTTGCTTGCCAAAGTCGGAAAGGAATACACCTGTTGCGCCTACTGGCTTGCCGTTCCACGTTTTTATTAATCTTAACTTCATAATTATCGTTTCATTCTTGCCATAAAATCAATACTCATCCAATAAACATTTAAATCAGCATTGTATGCTTGTGAGTCAGATGACATATACTTAACTGTCTGCACACTAATATCATTTACTGTACCTACAAATCTGTCTAATCTATTTCTTATAGAGTTAGATAAACTTTGTGTAGTGTCATAGTTGTTTGTATAAACATCTACTTGGAAACTAACTTCTTCAAGATTACTTTGACCATCTTTAAAATCAACTGCAACACTATTAATAATTGTGTAAACACAAAAAGGATAGGTAACATTTTGAGGAGCAATATCTGGAAAGATGCGTAATCCGCAAACACCAGTAACTGCCACATCAGTTGATAGTCTCCCATATATTACTTTACCTATCATAATACTTGCCAGAATTTTTTAGGTCTCTCCTGCATAATGAAAATGCATTCATTACGCATGGTTTTAATTACTTTTTCTCTACTTAAATTTCTTGCTTGTACTACTATTTTATTATACCAGGCTCTTGTACTTCCAAAAACCATGTGAGCATAAAAGCCATTTGTTCCTTCGCTACTATTAATACCTTTATTCATTGTACCTCTTTTATACAATGGCCCTACCGCTCCAACGGCATATCTATATGATTTAAGATTTTTAGATAAATCAATAATAGACTTTCTTAAATTACCTGGTTGCACAATCATTGAAGCTCGATCATCTTCTGACCAGCCTTTCATTTTTTTATTACTAAAAGGATTAGTGCTAATTCTGTGAGCCTTATTACTTACCGGCACTAATGACTTATAAATTTGTAATGCGATAGGAGTAGCTGAATCTATTACTCTACTTCTTTCTTTTACTGTACATTGCTCCATTAACTCTGCAAATTCAATCACCGCATCTGCTAAACCTACCACTCTCAATGACATACCTTGGAAACTCCTTCTACCTGCGTAGTTAGACTTTTGAAGATCTTTAAGGTGATTTATTTGTTTAGCTGATAAATATCCCATTACACATAATTTTGAGCAAATGAACAAAATAAATGCAAATACATATTGTCTTCACTTATCTGGAGATTCTCTATTTGATAATATTTGTCCATCCAGATAATTCTTTGTTGCTCGTTTATGTCTGTCCTATTTCGACAGGTAACTCTCACCTGGCTTAATGCTGTTATCTTGCCACCTTCTACCTCCTCCTTGTTTATTCCTTTATAATCTACTATTGCCCACACCTCGGCAAAATTACTCCACGTCTCTGTTCCAAAACCAGTAGTACCAACAGTACGAGAAACACTCTGTACTATTATTCTTTCTCTTAACTTTCCTATTTCTTCTTTCTTGTTGTATCTCATTAGAATAGTTGAACGCGATATTGATCAAGTAAATACTCCGATGCCGTAGGTAATTTCTTTATATAATCTTCTCTATTATCGTAACCATCTGCAATCATCATTAATACAGCCTGTCTTATCTGCATTGGCACACCAGATGGCTCTGTGCTATATCCTGCCGTGTATGTAATTGTTACATCATTAATATTACCGTAAAGTGTAGGCCATGTAGAACCGTATGCTAAAGCTAATCTTCCAGGCTTTAAAAAAGTATCTACTACATAATTAGCAGCATTGTATGTTTGAACGCTATTAACTCCATCGTTATATTGAAATGAGCTAACGGCAATTACTGGAGAGACAGATAAGTAAATAATAGGATTATTAAGCCTATCTAACTTTTCTGTTATTGTTTGTGTGATTAACGCTTGATTAAGATAACGCTCAGCAACTTCACGAGCTGACTGCAATAAAGTAGTAATCAAAGTATCGTCAGCAGAAGTATCTACTTTTAGATAATTCTTAACTTCATTTAATGTAAAAACTTCTTTAGCAGGTGCCGTTGTTACTTTCCAAGCCATCTTTATATTTTTAAGTAGGGATAGAGATTTCTCCCTATCCCTTTACTATCCCCTATTGATTACAGATTCTTGAGGTGCTTAATTGCAGCAGTCTGAATTAATTTACCATCAAAACGAGCGTACATTAAGAATCCTAACTCCATCTCATCCATAAACCTTTCACGCAATGGCACAAGGACATTGTTAGCTACCTGGCGAATG